AAGCTCACATAATTCTCCCATCACGTGATCGATTTGATTCGTAAACGGCATTTTCACTAAATTTATCATTTTTCTGGCGCCTTCCTTGGAGATCAAATAAGAATGAGTTCCGTAAAACCCGTATAATTTTATATATCCATTGAATTGAGTAATTTTATGATGAACGGGATTAGAAATGTCATATCCCAGTAAAATAATATCCCAATCGTTGGGAATGCTCTGGAGTAGCTTTTCGATTGTACTAACATGAATATTTCTTATCATTCTAGCGTCGTCTTCAAATATTAAAGCCTTTTCTTTGCCGCCATTTGTTATTGTTTTGTAAACACTGAGGTGACTTAAAAAACAACCCACCATTCCCGGCGTCATATTCAATTCTACATTAGGAGATATGAAAGACGCGTAGTCTATGTCTTTTCCATAAATCGCCTTTATTTTTATAAATGGAATTATCTTCAAATCGGAATTGTTATAGTACTGTGTAAAAGTATTCAAACGCTCGGTGTTTTTATCTAAATTAATTAGATAACGATCATAATCTTCTTGTTTTATGACGGCGCCGTCTTGGAAATAATCCGGAGTTTTTTCTTGTTTTTCGATATTTCGAAGAGAATTCATTTCTTCCATGGGTTCAATGAATACATTTTTATTCAAAAACAAAATCACAACTACTGTTATTACCAATAAGAATTTCCACCAACCCTTCATTTTTTCTATCATTGAAAATATTTTATATACTATAATCGGATTTTTACATAGCTAAACGTTTATACAGATCCATTATCTTTTCACTGAAATTTGTATGATAAATGAAAATGGGGATAGTAAATATAAATTCGTTATCCAATTCCTTCAACCTCTTATATTCAAATCCAAACGCCCCATCTAGTGGGAAGGGAACGCGTTCAACTATGTTTCTAGCTAAATATATCAATATACCCAAAATACACAATCTAACTAAAATTTCCAATATCACTCGCCATACTGGTTTTTTGTTCTCCTTCACTTTATCGTAGTCGGATAATATATAATCCAGCGCTTTTGCGACGGCGAATCCCAATAAAAAATATATAATAGTGACGTAAGATATTCCTAATAATTTTGTGGCAATCAATCCCCAAGATCCCGAACCCATAATATATATATTATAATGTTTATATTTTTTTACGAGCAGCAATTTTTTCAGGGGTTTTGTCAACCTCTACCTGTTGAATGATTTGCTTTACTAGTTTCTTTTCCTCGTCTCCTGCCACATCTCCTCCGAAAACGCGCGTCATAATATGTAAACTTTCCTCCTTTTTCACGTTATCTTTCATGTAATCCGGGTTTTCTTCGTGCCATTTATTCGACTCTTGTATCACTTTATGCGACACCACATTCGCAAGACGTTTGATGCGCGGCAATTCGCTATCTTCTCGTTCCCATTCGTTGTTCTCACGAATATAAACGGTCTCGCGCTTTGCATCCGTGCAATGAATCGGGCGCCGGTAAACTCCGAGTTTGTCCAAGAGTTCGGCGATGATTTTTGCATTACCCTCTATATGTCCGCGTTTCACGACCGTTTGTAAATCGATTTGATTAAGCGCGATTGAATTGATGAAATCCGTGAAATTAATCGCGTCTTTGCACTTCTCGTTCAAAAAGAAATTCACGTTGAAATGCGCGGTATTCGTGGTATTATTATTAGTTGTGTTATTCGTAACCGTAGGCGCGGTTTCTTTTGCCATTTTCATAATTTCCTGACTCGTTTTCACCATTTCTTCGCTATTTTTCAAAAGATCAGATATACCCATTTGTTTATGTATTTCGACGATAATCTTGGAAATCATGTCCGCCGACATCATCGCAGTGGAATTCAAAGGAGGATCAATCGCGCGCGACTCTATTTCCCGAGCGGTTAAATTCGTTGAATTGTCGCATTTCTTAGCGTGTTTCCATAAACCGGTCCTTGTTTGATAAATACGTGAACAATGGTCGCATTGAAATGCTTTGGCGCTAATCGTTGTTTCCTCATGTTTCCGCTGCATGTGTGATAAGTGCTTCTTTGTAGAAACGTGACGTAACCAATCAGAATTTTTATTACAAGAGAAATTGCAATCACTGCATAAATATTTAGTATCTTCAGGCGGCGTTTCCGTTTCCATACATTGGAAACAGAGAAAACGCCTAAACGCCGGACGAAATCGGTCCGAAAATTTATGGTAAGACGCCAAAAAAATGATTATATGTATTCAAAGCATATGACCCCAACAGCTATTTTTCACGTTTTTCGAGAAAAGTTCCGACCGTTTTTTCAATGTTGGACATTTATGGAATTTCATAAATGTCCAAAATCTCCGGACTACCCCCAAATTCTGGGGAAAATCGAATAAACCGGAGGTTTCCAAGTTTTTGCGGATCATTGATACAAATCGTCATCTTCTGAGTCACAAAAGACGTCTGGTCGAGACCATGTGTCGCTAGCCCTGAATAGGCGGTGTGAACCAACTACGGACTCTATGTCGGAGATTTGAAGGGTCTGTCCAGATGTCTTTTGATGATATATGAAATTCCAGGTATTTGTCGAGATTGCGGGAGGACACGGGAAATATGCACCCTGGTTCCATTTCTCTCGACTCTTTAATAGAAACACGCGTTTCCCGGGCATTATTGGGTTGGTTTTGGAATAATAAGATCATGAGATTATTATTTCAATTTTTCAAGTCGACTGTCTCAAGAGTAGCAGGGACGCCTCCTTTTTCTTTAGAAAAATATTTATAAAATTCTGTTCGCTTTTTGGAAGAGACAATTTTCAGTTTAATTCTTGAAAATGCCGAGAATTAAAAATCGAGCAACCTACCGTTTTGAACTAGTCGAGATTTCATTTAATCGGATTTCGTTTCGTCGACCGGCGTCGATGAAACTAAGGTCCCGAATGCGTAATCGAAGACGGGGAACAAAAACCCGTAATTACACTTGAATTTTTCATGATGGATGGTATGACGGTCCACTAGGATCTTAGAATGCATCAAAAAAGCGCCGGTCAAATAAATATACATGATGAAATTATGCTCAAAGTTATTTACTTGGACAAACCAAAGGGGCGCGATCAGCGTTGCGATCATTCCCGTAGAATCCATCCAATGTATATTTAACGTATCGATTGGGTAAACAATTCGGTTTTTATGATGTTGAGCATGGATAAGAGAATACCACCGCGGATCATGTAACGCTCTGTGATATCCGTAATAAAATAACTCGATCCACATAGAATATTCGACGATATTGGAAACGGTTCTCAGAAAAGAATGAGAAGCGGAATCCAGATAAGGGTAATACAACCAAGCCGATCCGATCACTTCTATACCAATAATTCCAAGATTTACCGCCGAATCTCGCAGGGAATTCATGAGATCACCGGTTGATACCGTCGGATTACAAAACGGGACCTTATTTGTCTCGCAAATCACATAAGCAGACACAATAGCCGAACCAAATACGGAAATCACTTGTTTAACAATGGACCAGAACATGGTAAGTACTATAATTACAATGGAAATGTTTAAATTGTTTGTGGAATTATTTGTAAAACGCAAATCGTTTGAATAGCGTTTTTTCCTGTAATTTCTTTGACTCAATGGGAGCGCGCTCATTATCGCCCTTTTTTTGGGCGAAACCATAAAGCTGGGTATAACCGTCTTGTTTCAAATCTAGTAATGTATTGTCAACATATTCCGTTCGATCGACAAGGAAATAAGTATACTTTTTGCCGACTGCATAGGGATAAGGCACACTACTATTTCCTATAGGCGAATAATATTTTTCGATGACATCTCCATCTTTCGTGGCAAATTCGCGAATACCATCGCCAATATAAATATATTTACCGTTTTTCTGATATAAAAGCACCGTATTCCCTTTTCCCGAAGAATAATCTTTCAATTTCAAGGCGTTATCTCCGGGAAATATTTTTTTATAAGGAACAGATAGCAGTTTTTTGTTAAGGAGTTCTTCATCTGATTCTAAATCGTACGAGAATGCGTAAATATCGGCTCTCGACCCATAATCATAGACTTGGTAAGGATGTGACCCATTGTCTTGAATGATATATCTGTGTTTCGGCTTTGCTATATCTATTTTTTTTCGAGTAGTGCCATTAGATGACTCTATTTTAACCCATTTGTATATTTTGCGCTTATCGGGCTTGGAAATATATTTCCCGTCTTTTCCATCCATCGTTTTGCCTTTGCAATCCATCGCCGAATAAGGCGGCGATTTCCTGGATAAGTATTTTTTGGCGGTCTGTTTGACGCATGGCATTTTAATTTATTATATGATGATAAATTAAAATTGATGTGGTGATTGTAAATATAAACAATTAAAGCAATGGATTTTTCAACACTAAAACGCGGACAGAGATATTTCTTCCATTATGCGAACCCGCACGCGGGAAACAATACGTTCCGGGCGAACTACCTGGCGTCTGTTACACATAATCAACATTTAACGTTGATTGTACATAAATATGAAGGCGAAAATACGGGCACATCGCCAAATATTCATTATATTTTATCAGATATGATTGCGAGATTCGACACTTTGATAGATATTTTGGAACCGCTTGGTCGCGTTAGTATTCCCGAAGATATTTTACTAGAAATCGACAAGTTTTGGTGAAAAGGGAAATTGCTCGGAAAAAATTGAAATCTTTTTTTGAAATAAATGCCGAATAATCAAAACCAACCCACTCCCTTAAATAAAATGTCCGTAAAGCACGTCTTTGTCTTAGAGACGATATTCCAAGATGCGAATAGCGCCAAGCTTACCATCTCATGTCCTGTTGACAAGATAAATGACATTATGTCGATCATCGTCAATTATAACAATAACAAAAACTCGATTCCGATAAACAAACCGAAAAAAATCAAAATTATAGAGACCAACGAGGTCAATACCAATACGATGATCGAGGATAGAAGTTACCCCACGCAGTGTTGTCACACCTGTTTCGACGCAGGCGTCAAGAAGTTTTCGAGTTATTGTTTCGTCGGGTCCGCGCGTCCAGTGAGATGTGCTAAACATAAAGAAGAGGGAATGGTTCCGGTCCCTTCTCGGTGTTGCCAGAATGAGGATTGTAAAAAGACCGCGTCCTACAATTTCCAAGACGTCCCCGGAGTGGTTTACTGCATGACTCATAAGACAGACGGGATGATTAGTAAGACGAACAAGAAGGCGGCGCAAATCACGTCTGAGTAAATCCCGATCTCGACTAACGTTTACATGACGCGGTTTGAATGTATAAATTTCCGAGACGGGGTTTAACCGCGGATACGGTTTTGCCTAACATTGTAACTATGTATTTTTTATTGTTGATATAATCATCTTGGCTTAAAGTGGTGTTTGTTTTATTACGCAGAGCCACGGTATTATTTATTGGCAAACTAGAGAACTTGTTTGCGCATTTTGACAACATCACGTATTGTGAGTTAGGCTGGAAAGAAGAAAACATGGTCAAAATCGTTTTTTTGTTATGAATATACTCGGATTGATCGATTGTATTTGCGGTTTGATTAATGCTCGTAGAAACAAATGGACAGCTCATTTCTATATGCGCATATTTTATTTTTGGGGGGGCTAAAAATTGAAATGTATCGAGCAATAACTAACTAAAGATAAACTTAATAAACGCACCGTCGCTGATAACTACAATGGATGAAAAACGCATTGTGAAAATAAAGAAAACTCGCACTATAAATGGACGATCGTTTCGTCTGCTTGATTTCAACGTCTACGATGGTCGCCTGAATGTAAACCAATCGCCGAGTGGTAGTGCGGACGATGATAGCGTCGCGACCAAGAAACGAAAACCATTGGAACAAGCCCGATTTATCATCCAGATGTTTGGAATCAACGAACGCGGCGAGACGTTTTGTGTTTACGTAAACGATTTCGCACCATTCTTCTTCGCCAAAGTCGGCGCCAACTGGACGAAACAAGACGCACATGACCTGTTGTTAGATATCAGAGAAAATGTCGGTAAATTCCACAGTAAAGCGGTCACTTCAGTCGAACTCATCGATGCGCGGAAACTCTATGGATTCACCGCGGGAAGAAAAGACAAGTTCGTCAAAATCACATTCATGAATACAGCCGCTTTCAATAAAGCCAAGAACTTATGGTTCGCGTCGGAAAACGGGGATTATAAGAACCGGAAACTTTGCCCGTTGGTTTTCAAAGGCACTCCGCTGGAACTCTATGAGAGTTTCATCCCGCCGCTTTTGCGGTATTTCCATATCCAAAACGTGAGTCCTTCGGGATGGGTATTTATCAAAACCGATGAAGCCGTGGAACCAGATACGAAGTCCACTACATGCAACTACGAATATGTTAGCAAAGCCGCGGGGTTAGTTACCCAACCCGAAAAGGTAACACGAGTTCCTTATAAGATCTGTAGTTTTGATATTGAGGCGAGCAGTAGTCACGGCGATTTCCCGCTTCCGAAGAAGACATATAAGCGCCTGGCAATGCAACTAGTCGATGTTTTCGCGCGATTATCCCAGCCGCCTAATCCCGCAATGGACCCGGCGAGAGCGAATGTACTTCTGAAAAAGGTCATCTTGACCGCATTCGGCATGGATCGATGCGATGATATAGATTTGGTATATCCAAAGCGACCGCCAACCAAAGAACGCGTATTGAAACTCATCGAGATCTTACAGACGACTCCTCTGAAAAACGCCAAGACGCTCAACGACGAAGAAGATAACGCGCACCTATTGGAGATCGACCGGCTCTTCGAGTCTATTCGAGAATCCGCCGATCAGGTAGGAGAAGACGGTGTCGAAGGCGCGGCGGAAATGTCGGGCGGTGGCGAAGAAGGATTTTGGTCGAAATCTCGAGCACCGAAGAAGCGTGTTAATCAAACTGCAACTATTGCCGATTTGTTATTGAGCGAAAAGGAAGACCGCGACCATAAGATTGAAGCAGCAAACGACGTGTTGACCATGTTATTCCCGCGATTAGAAGGTGATAAAGTAACCTTTATTGGATCGACATTCCTCCGATACGGTGAATCCGAACCTTACTTGAATCATTGTTTAGTATTAGGAACGTGCGACCCCGTAGATGGTGCGGAAATTCAGTCTGTTTCGACAGAGGCGGACTTGTTAATCGAATGGAAGAATCTGATACAACGAGAAAACCCCGATATCATGATCGGATATAATATTTTTGGATTTGATTACGAGTTCATGTTTCGTCGCGCTGAGGAAAACCAATGTGAACGCGAGTTCTTGAAATTATCGCGAAAAGAGGGCGAGGTCTGCGCAAAACCTTTGCGAAAGGAAGGTCAAGGATTTTACGGCGGGGACCCGAATGAGGAGTGCGAGTTAGATATTGAAAACCCGCCCCCAATCAAGCTCGCAACAGGCGAATATAATATGCGTTTTGTCAAGATGACGGGGAGGCTACAAATCGACTTGTTTATCTATTTCCGACGTACATTCAATTTGCCGTCTTATAAACTGGACGACGTGGCGGGTCAGAATATCAGCGATGATGTTAAAAAGGTCAACCACATAATCCACGAGACACACGGACCTGTGTCAGAGCTTTATAGTGGGAACATGAAGGGTCTTCATGTTGGAGATTATATCCATATTGAAATCTCCGGATTCACATCGGACTATTATAAAAACGGTCAGAAATTCAAGGTCCTCGAAATCGAGACTGGTCGACAAGTCACGGAAACCGTAAAAGGTAAGGAGCAAACTAATTCTTATAATGTTATTATAATCGCAGGACACGAGCCGCTCGATATGACGAAACACATCAAATGGGGTATGGCGAAGGATGATGTCACGCCACAAGATATTTTCCGGCTGGCGAATGGGTCCTCCGCGGATCGCGCGGTTGTCGCGAAATACTGTATTCAGGATTGTAACCTAGTGCAACATTTGATGAATAAAATCGACTTAATTACCGGCTTCAGCGAGATGTCCACGATTTGTAGTGTTCCGATTAGTTTCTTGATCACGCGCGGACAGAGCATTAAATTGACCAGTTTCGTCGCCAAAAAGTGTCGCGAGAAAAACACGCTGATGCCTGATCAGGATAAATGCACGGACGGTGAGAAATACGAGGGCGCGATTGTTTTGCCTCCGAAATGCGCAATGTATATGGATAATCCCGTAGCTTGCGTGGATTATTCGTCTTTGTATCCGTCCTCGATGATTAGTCAGAACTTCTCACATGATAGTAAGGTTTGGGTCAAAGAATATGATTTGACTGGAAAACTGATTGGAGAGACTGGCGAAAAAGACGCTCAAAAAAACTTCATATACGATAATTTGCCCGGTTATAAATACATCGATATCGAGTTTGATAATTTCAAATATTTGAGGAATCCCGCGAATCCGAAATCGAAGGAAGTAAAGACCAAGGTCGGTAAGTTTGTGGTGCGCTGGGCTCAGTTACCCGAGGGCGAGAAGTCGATTTTGCCTGCAATTCTGGAGCAATTACTGGGAGCGCGCGCCTCGACACGGAAAATGATGAAGTCGGAGAAGGACCCTTTTATGCAGAATATTCTGGAGAAGCGACAACTCGGTTATAAGGAAACAGCGAACTCGTTGTATGGTCAATGTGGCGCACCGGTTTCGCCCCTTTACGAAAAAGACGTTGCTGCGTGTACGACTGCAACAGGTCGTATGATGATTATTTACGCAAAACGCATTGTGGAAGAAGTTTACGGAGATTTGGAATACGACACAGAAGTCCACGGACCTGTGAAATGCAAAGCTGAGTATATATATGGCGATAGTGTTGCGAATTATACGCCCGTTTATATTAGAAGCAAGGATGTATTTAGTATATGCACGATTGAAGATTTGGCGGTTCGATATGGCGGAAATAACTGGATAAAATGTTCGGAACCCGGTAAACAAGACAAGGAGTTTTGCGAATTATCAGACGTGGAGACATGGACGGATAAGGGGTGGACTAAACTATACCGCGTAATTCGCCACGAACTCGCGAGCCATAAGAAGATGGTTCGTGTTCTAACACATACCGGATTGGTGGATGTAACCGATGACCACTCATTATTAACGCCTAATGGAAATGAAGTTTCACCGAAGGACGTGAAAATAGGATCGCAGCTTTTGCATCATCCTTTGCCTATTCACGAGACCAGCAAGGGTTTTATGTCTAATTATAATTTCGACGTTACACAAGAGTCGTTTGAAATAAAAATAACGTGTCATTTAGAAGCGGCAAAGATATTTTGGAAGGCTTCTGCGAATGGCTGGTCGTGCGAAATCAGCGAAGATGGTTCGGCTATAATAGTTCATCAGAATCATAATTACGGTGTTTTGGATAATGCGATCAAAAAAATGCACGAGATTTCCTATAGCGGATATGTCTATGATTTGACCACTGATAATCATCATTTCGCAGCTGGAATCGGAAACATGATCGTGCATAACACGGACTCGGTATTCTTCACATTTAATCTGGAGGATCCGAAAACCGGCGCGAAAATCCTCGGAAAGCCCGCGCTAGAAATGACGATTGAGATCGCACAAGACGCAGCGCAACTATGCTCAAAATATCTGAAACCGCCGATGGAACTTTCGTATGAGAAAACCCTGATGCCGTTTATCTTGCTTTCGAAAAAGCGTTACGTGGGAACTTTATACGAAACCGATCCAAATAAGGGCAAAATGAAATACATGGGTCTTGCCATCAAACGCCGAGACTCGTGTGATTATTTGAAGGATACGTATGGAGCAGTCTTGAATATTCTCATGAAAGACGCTGTCTCCAACCAAGGCGGCGAAACCAAAATCCAAAAAGCCATCGCGTATCTCAATCAATCGTTGGAAAACCTCATTGCGGGAAACGTCAGCATGGATAAGCTTATGTTAACGAGTCAACTTCGCGGATATTATAAGAACCCTGATCAGATCGCACATAATGTTCTGGCGAATCGCATCGGGAAGCGTGATCCAGGAAACAAACCCAAACCAGGCGATCGAATGAAGTATTTGGTGGTTTGCAATGATGATTCCAAGGCGAAAAAGGGCGAACGTATTGAGACACCCGAGTTTATCGTAAGCAATAATTTGCCGATTGATTATCTGTTTTATATCGAGAGTCAGCTTATGGAACCATTCAAACAGTTATTTGGTCTAGCAATCGAAGAGATCTGGGAATTGCAAAAGAAGACGTCCGCGATTAAGACCTATCGTAAAGATATTGCGAAACTGAAAGAAGAATTCCCTGATCTAGAGACGTTTATGAAGAAGAAGGAAAAACACTGCTCAAAAAAAATAGAAGAGTTATTATTCAAGAAGTACTTGACAAAAATCAATAACGATAAGCGTGGTCTACAGCCGATCTCAGCGTTCTTTGTAACGAAGTAAGGTAACGAAGTAAGGTAACGAAGTAAGGTAACGAAGTAAGGTAACGAAGTAAGGTAACGAAGTAAGGTAACGAAGTAAGGTAACGAAGTAAGATGGTGACAGTATTACGATAAACAAAAAAATTTATCGTAATATATATATATGATTGATTTTACAAAATATAGATTTGATTTAGTTTTTTCTTATTGGATTTTCGCATGGTTTTTACTCTATTGGTTTCGGATTATTCCATATAGTCCAAAATTAGCCATGTGTCTATCAATCGCGGAAAATGCGATTTTATTAGGTATAATGATTTTATTATTAAAATCGAGTTTTGAAACAATCATAAAGTTTCTAATAATAAATGCGTTTATAAAAGCCATACCATTATACGCGGTTTGGAGTGACAAAATAAATTGGAAGAAAGATATTATTCGGTCAATAATATTGTTTGGCATTTACCTGGTTTGGCTATTCATAAATTCATCATCGCTTTCGCAAGGACGGAATGAAATATTGAAAGATGCGAAGATATCACGTAATGATATCGCGAGTTATCTTATTCCGCCAATTACGCCAGGAATGCTCTTATATGACGACCTAAAAAAATACTTTACATGTGACGAATTGAATATTTATTGAAATCCAGTAACTTGCCGTTTTGAACTATTTATAGTTGCTGTGTCATCGGTTGGCTCATAGATCGCATAGTATCAACCGCTTTGGGAGTAGCATAACACGAAATAACCGTGTCGGACACACGGTGGCGTTCGATGAAATCCTCGTCTTGGATCATTCCATGCGATTCAAAATCGGAGACCATTTCAGGAAATGGGTTGACGTTAACGCCGGTAAGCGTTCGGGAAATTCCACGGACGGCGTTCTGACGCCGCGCTCCCGGGACAAATGGAATATTTTGAAAATCATCAAGGTCACCTGAATGACGAATAGGAGTGACGACATTTTCGTCGAGAACTCGCGGAGACGGAACATGGCTTTGTTGACGCCCTTGACTAGACTGACGCGCGAGAGTAAACATCCTTCCGTTTCTGGTTCCGAGCATACGATGTGTGATATGTAGATCATCACCCAATTGTTTTAGTAGGGGGTCGCCCTCAACGTTGGCTTCTCGAATATAAGCGCGTAGCTTTCGGAATAGTTCACTCAGTTTATCTTTTAGCTGAGACAAACTGGTCTCGTCGGATTTATCCGAATTTCTGGCTTCAAACATAAGCTCTTGTGTTGCCTGTCGAAATAGGAACTTGGATAAATCCTCCGACGACGAATAGACTTCTCCGGTCTCTACAGATTCAAGATCAGGAAGCTTGATTACGGTGTCGAGGAGTTGAAGTGTAGACGAAGGGTCGTTTGCGCAAATGCCGCGAATCTCAATCGCGACGGACTCTGGTTCCATAGTCTTGACGTGATACATTCGCGTGGATTCGCTTACCAGAATAGGCTCCGAAAGATCGGTAGTCCATTGATTTGTCTTCCAATCGTAGAGGAATCCATTCTCGATGTGCATAGTCACGTTTTTAGCAGCAGGGTAAAGCAATCCGTGGATGATGTCGCCGTAAACGAGACCAGTGTTCTCATTATTATCAACAAGGCTATAGTTAGCCAGATTCCGATCGCTCATCTTGCGAAGTAGGTCCGCGTTATGATTTTCGCCGAACCCGATGAATGTATTCGGAAAGGATTCTACTACCATCTCGGATAGCAAAGAATGGATCATGAGACCTGAAGTCGCCTCCCCGTCGGTCATGAAAACGTGGTGGACAGAATGCGTCGGATTGGCATTGATATAGTCGAGCATGGCTTCATTCGCGGATTGTAGGGCGCAATCGATGGCAGTACAGTCGCTCGTGACAATATTCGCAATCTTTTGGCTAATTTCCTCGGCGTTTTCGGGAGTGACGAGAACAGTTTCGACAATGACTTCGACGGAAGTATTGAACGTGTGAACGCGGACGTAAATCGGGGCATTTTTATTCGCAATGAAATTGATCATTTTATTAAACGTCTCTTTGACGTAATGAATTTTGGTGAATCCACTGGCATCACGCTCGCTCATAGAGTCTGTTTTGTCGACGGTAAACAAAATGAAAACCGGAAGTTGTGTGACGGGTGAATCGCTTGCTTTGACGGTGAGTACACCAAACTTTTCTGTCTGGGAAACGGAATATCCTTCCATAATGGAACCTGAATGGAAATCCAGAGACGTTTCTTGAAGAGGGATAGTAGGGGGGGGAACGAAATTCGACATGATTGAACGGTGGTTTTGATAACTCTTTAATCGCAAATTTCAGATTCAATTTTTTCTCACAATACAACAACAGAAATGCGAAATTATACTATTCTTGGAATCGGACTTGTAGTTTTCATTATATTAATGGGACACGTGATGAATGGGCGCAAATATTTAGCGGAAGGTTTTGTAGAAGGCATGAGCAACGAGGGATCAAAAGGTCATGGGATGGGGGGTCATGGGATGGGAGGTCATGGGATGGGAGGTCATGGGATGGGAGGTCATGGGATGGGAGGTCATTACGGAGGGACTAGAGGACCGCCCACGTTCGGAAGAGTTAGCGATTGGGGGTATTATCCCGTTTATACGCAATACGAATATCCAGTTTATTATACAAATCCGGACTATTACCACGAAGTGTCAGATCCTAACGGAATGTTTTACTATTTATATAATCCCGGGTTATTTATCCGAAGAATCTTTGGTTACTAGCAAGTTAGACAAACTTTTGTAATATAACCCGCGTTCTGCGCATGGACCGTTGTCCGATCGAATCGACTGGGCACTTTGGTAATTCACTACTCCGGACACAAGATCCATTACTCCAAATTTTACGCATTTTCCAGCTTTGTTGCGATAATATACGCAATTCTTACATATCGGAAAATTCACATTCCTGATAACCCGAAACATCATATTATAACATTATCATAATATGTATTTATATCTGTTTTAGCAGGGAACCTACGTTTCTAAGAGAAGCCGCACTTCTCGAATTGCGACCCCTTCCTTTTCTCCGGAAAAATATTTACAAAATTCTGTTAGCTTTTTGGGAGAGACAATTTTTAGTTTAATTCTTGAAAACGCCAAGAATTAAAATCGAGCAACCTACCGTTTTGAACTGATCTGTTTATCGATTCAAAGGGAATTGGAATTCATACAATAAATTCCCCGATACGTCAACATTTGGATTTTGTAAAAAAGAATTCATTATATTTGAAATTGCGTCGGATAGCTGTTGTTCCGGAGTTTGCAAAGTCGCGTTTGCTGACGCGGTTTCGTCCAAAGGAATGGTATCATCACCGATTTCAGTTGGACCATTATCCACATAATCCCTCAATTCGTAACGACAGACCGGACATCTCGAATTTCGACGGAACCAGTTCATAAGAAGTGGTCTCTTGAATTTATGCCTGCATCCGCGTATTTCGCAAATAACGTCGCCTTCTTGGAAATATTCTAGAGAAATGGGACAGACGTTTCCGCTTGCATCTGGGTTTTGTTCGGATGGTATGAATCCATACGTAAGAGTAGACCTAGCAATTTCTTCTCGGGTCAAAGGATTAGATTCGGTTATTGATCCGGTATCCTGATTAATCGGGATGGCTGAAAAAAATGACATAAATAAATTATTTCTGAGGGGATCCACGCGAGAAGTGGTTTCATTTCTACTCCTCCTAGTTCTAGGAACGGCAACAGGAGGTTGATTTATCCTAGTCTGGTGATTTTCTATTAAATTTATGATAGATCTCACGTTTGTATTATATTCTCTAATATTGTGGGTGTATTCATATATAAGATCGGATATTACTTCGATCTCTGTTGCCGTGCGATCCGCATTAGATTCGTTATAAAAAATATTGCGCATGACATTTTGAATATTATTTTCCATGTTGTTATATAACTATATAAAGTTTTATGTTGTTATATCAATATATCATTAATGGAACAGCATTCAAATAAAGGGTATACAGGTTTGGTAAATCTTGGGAATACTTGTTTTTTGAATTCATGCATCCAAGCGTTAAATCACACATACGAATTGAGCGAATATTTGTCTTCTGATAAATGTGCGAAAAATACCAAGACTGCTGAAGTGGATTCTACAATTGTCAGAGAATGGAACGATTTGCGAAAAGTTATGTGGAATAGTAGCGGTGCGGTTTCTCCAAATCGATTTGTGTATTATGTTCAACAATTGGCAGTTGCGAAAAATCGGGAATTATTTACAGGGTGGGCGCAAAATGATATGCCCGAGTTCCTTCTTTTTATGATAGAATGTATGCACAACAGCGTTTCTAGGAGCATCAAAATGAAAATAATGGGTTCAATCGAAAATTCGGTGGATAAATTAGCTACGGAATGTTATAAGATGCTCCAACAAACATATTCGCGCGAATATTCGGAAATCATGGACTTATTTTATGGAATTTATGTTTCCGAATTATTATCTATAGATGGAGGAACCCTTCATAGCGCAAAAGCAGAGAGCTTCTTCATTTTGGATCTTCCCATCCCTAAAAAGGACGCATCCTTGTACGAATGCTTTGATGCGTTTACATCGCCCGAGACAATGGACGGAGATAATTCTTGGAAAAACGAAACGACTGGGAAAAACGAAGATGTTCAAAAACGTATTACTTTTTGGAATTTTCCGAAGATTCTTGTAATAACATTGAAGCGGTTTTCGCCGGACGGAAAGCGTAAAATGCAGGATCTCATTGAATTCCCAATCAACGACCTAAACTTATCGAGATACATAAGTGGTTATAATCCAACCCAGTATATTTACGATTTGTACGCCGTTTGTAATCATTCGGGTGGTCCACACGGAGGGCATTATACATCTCATGTAAAAAACATAGATAACGAATGGATTCATTATAATGATATGAATTTGGAGCGAAATATTAGTCCTGGGAAAATAATAACACCAAAGGCATACTGTTTGTTTTATCGCAAAAAAAATAGCTTGGTATAATATAATTAATGTCTTCAAAAAGTCAAACAGCCAATATTCCTCCCGTGGGAAATCAGGTTCAAGGGAACAATTTATCAAATGCAACTAATTATATTTTTTCGAAAGAGACATTCACGCTATTAATGTGGGCTTTAGCGATTTATGTTATAATTTGGTTTGGTTCGAGGATTTTTGTAAAGAGAGAAGTGATAAATGAAAGTAGCGATCAAGTGGTTTATGGTCAATCCATTGATATGGTGGTATTTGGGCTATTGATCTTGGGACTTATCGCGGGATATAACTCTTTGAAGCCGGAAGATAAATCGAATTTATTAGGATGGTTTATAAAATGGTGTCGCGATTTCTTCGATAATCCGAACACTCTAATAGAATCGGGAATTTTCGCATTAGTGTTCTTTGCTATGGTTTATTTATTTCGCGTGCCTATGACTCCCGAAGCCAAACCTGTTACAGTATTTATAATTGAAACTAAAATTTGGGTAGTTTTTGCGTCGTTATTTGTCGTGATGTTTTTCAAATATGTATTGGGAATCCCCATCATTGGCATACTTTTTGATAATAAGTTTGTTCAGGGTCTAGAAAACTTACCTACTAACAAGAGTCCCGGATCTTCTTCTCCGGGTGGTTTCTTTTCTAAATTATTTAACAGAACGACGCCATCGCCTGCGACAACCTCACGCCCTTCTACTACCACGGTCGGTCCTTCTACTACTACCACGGTCGGTCCTTCTACTACTACCACGGTCGGTCCTTCTACTACTACCACGGTCGGTCCTTCTACTACTACCACGGTCGGTCCTTCTACTCCCGCTGGATCTATCGGGACCCCTTCGACGCCTCCCGGTAAAAACTACGAGGAAAAGAAAGGCGACTTACCCTCGGCTAGCCCCGGATCGCCCTCGGCTAGCCCCGGATCGTCAGACGTGAACGAAGTATTCAATATTTCTGAAAATATATATTCATACGAAGATGCAAAAAATGTATGTGGCGCTTACGGAGCTAGATTGGCTAATTACGACGAAGTTGAAGAAGCCTATAAGAAAGGCGGTGAATGGTGCAATTACGGATGGTCGGAAGGACAAATGGCATTATTCCCAACTCAAAAAGACACATGGAATAAATTACAGAAGACAAAAAATTCAAAAAATGACTGCGGAAGACCAGGAATTAACGGTGGATATATGGAAAATTCAAAATTAATGTTTGGTGTCAACTGTTTCGGAAAGAAACGCCCACCTAGCGATTTAGAAAAGCGACTTTTTGATTACAAGAAAGATAATATAATCCCGAGCAACGACAACGATTCAAATATAAGCTCGAAATCAAATACTTTTAAGAAACAAATAGAAGAGGGTAAAATCAATTTGAATTCTTACAATTTGAAAACCTGGTCGGAATATTAGTCGCCTTGTAATTTTATTCTTTTGGACATAAAGAATAAAATGTGTTAGTTTTCTTTGCGCGTGGTTCGCGTCTTTAAAGTCCGGTTCTTCTTGGAAATATTCTTAGCAGTCGATCCTTTTTCGGAAACCATGGAAAACATGCTGTCGAATATTGCGTCGTCAATTATACCAGGTAAATCGCATCTTTTCCAAGATTTCAAGTCGCGACTAAATGTCTCATTTATAAGACCTATGGGAATGGCTAGATTTTCATAAGACGCATAATTTCTTTCGCTCCCGCCGCCGGTCATTAATGCCGGATCAGCGTTGTTTTTTAACAAATTTCGAACGGGATAAGAATATCCACCTCCGCCCCCATTTTGCACATATTTTTCCATTATTATTCTTATATATATATATACATTATGATTTATAAGTTCGACGCAAATCGTTGAACGTTTTTATAGACCGCGAATCTTTCAGATGTTGAATGATGTATTCAACTTGCGCCCTGTCTTCGATAATTCCCCCTAAACATTCTTGAATATAACCAAATGTAAGAGGACTATATTCTTTTTTTTCACAGACCTTTAGATCGCCGTCGTGTATGCCTATCTTTTTGTTTTCCATCTTATTGGAAATCATATAATCGCTTATCATTTTTCCAAGACTCTGCCTCTCGTCGCGCATAACTTTAGTTTTATCTCCGATTATTTTGAGTTGACTATCTAATGTCACCCACCGTTTTACGTTTTCAACGAGTTTATTTTTTACTATTTGCAATTCTTGATTGTCCATTATATTACAATCAAGAATATTTAACGGCGACTTCGGCGCGATCGGCGCATGGAGTAACGGTGCCCTTTAGATTTTCCGTGCTTGGGTTTATAAAAGGTATTCGCGTATAAAAACGCAGCGGGAATCGCAATATCGCCAATGACAGATCCTCCAAGTCTCGATTTTTTAGAACGACGACTCTTGCGTCTACCGCCGAGCATCTGACCGCATTTGCTATTCATGACAATAGCGCCATTTGATCCAGCGACTTGATTTGTTCCGTAAACGCAACTCCCGAATCCTGAAGCGCCACCAGAACCTCCTCTTCTCATACTGCGTGACATTATATATTTATATAACATTTTAATTCGGGATTGATATTCTGGTTTTTTTCAGCAAATGCAACAATAATACTAAATTGGCTAAAACTACAAAGATCAAGAAAATGTTATAAACACACAAAAGCCATAGATACGGATAAGCTTCGTTATAAATAATTCCTACAATGGGTTTGATAATTTCCTTTACGCTCCGCACGGTGTCCTCATTTTTGAAAAATTCTATGCACGTATCGCGTATATTTTTCATAGATCATTCTGAAATATAAATACATTATCGGTCGTGTTTAGAAACGCATTACATGTTCGTAAAAATCGTTTAACAAAAATCTAAATAAGAACATAATGGAAGGCATCTACGAAACAAATTCCGATTTTGATTTCAACAAATTAACGTTAACTACTCCTGTTATAATGTCTGGCGGAAACTATTTTATTAAATACTTGGTAAACGGAGCACCATTATATATTCAACCTCCTAAATGTAAAACCAAGGACGGAATATCTAAAGGCGGTAAACGCATGTATTGTGACCTAGTTTTTACAAATGAAAACGAAAACTTTGTTCGGTGGATGGAGGATTTAGAAAACTACACATGCAATTACATTTACAAAAACAGGGAAAAGTGGTTCGAGACCGATATGGAGTTACCTGACATCGAAAATTATTTTACATCTCCACTTAAAAGCTACAAGTCGGGTAAATTTTATCTAGCTAGAACCAATATTGGTTCACGTTTAGGGAAAATGTCGCTAAAAATATACGACGAAAGCGAAGATCCAGTTGACCCAGAAACAATCGAAGAAAACACAAACGTGATAACGATCATAGAAGTGCAGGGAATAAAATGCTCTGCTAGGAGTTTCCAACTGGAATTAGAAATGAAACAGATGATGGTAGTGAGATCGAATGACGACCTTTTCGAAAAATGCTTGATAGGGACGTCTACTGAAAAAAAAAGAAAGGATTCGGCGAGTTCTTTAGAAAAAATATTGGGTGGAACACCCGAAATCAAATCGGCGGTGGAATCATCTTCTCAAGATCAGGGCACAAATAAAGACGTAATTGAATCCGTCCAGGAAGTATTTGATTCTACTTTAGAAACAAACAATCCGATTGTTTCAGAAGATAACAATGCTTCCGTCGTCGAATGTGCTTCCATCGTTCCAGTCCGAATAACGGATGACGAAGATATAAGAGAACATGAAATCGATTTAGATAAAGTCGAAGAATCGGAATCTATAAAAATTAAACCTAGGAATGACGTGTATTATGAATTATACCGCGAAGCAAGGCGCAAAGCAAAATTAGCGAGAAAACTCGCTCTTTCTGCATATTTGGACGCGAAACAAATTAAAAATACATATATGCTCGACGACATTCAAGATAGCGAAGAAAGCGATAACGAGGATGACAATCTGCAAGCTTAGCGACAAATCTTCTGGAGGCTATGTGTGGAATTCAACGTAGCAGGGAACCTACGGTTCTAAGAGAAGCCGCGCTTCTCGAATTGCGACCTCTCCCTTTTCTCTAGAAAAATATTTATAAAATTCTGTTGGCTTTTTGGAAGAGACAATTTTTAGTTTAATTTTTGAAAACACCAAGAATTAAAATCGTGCAACCTACCGTTTTGAACTAATTCAACGTCGCCGTCTTTTCATTTAGCAAAATTATGGCTTTTGTTTAAAACCCGCACAAATAATTTTATCCGCCGTTTATATAAAACGAAAGAGATGTTCAAAGAGCTTTCAAACTTTGTAAAATCCAATGGATCAATAATTTTAATAGTTGTTGTGGCAATTTTAATTGTATTGGCTTTAATGAATTATTCGGGAAAGAAGGGAACACTTCGCGATGGATATGCTGATTCTGTTGCTAAGATGATGGGTCCCCAACCCGCTGGACCGGTAAAACCTTTTGCTCAAAGTAATCAAGAGATGGGAGCGTCGAACGCGGGCATGACTACAAACGGCTCTGTTCCTTCGTCTGTCGCATCTAATCCTGGAAGCTATGCTGCCCAGCCCGTTGCTAACCCCGGAGATCTTTTGCCTAAGGATCAGAATAGTGAGTGGTCTAAGCTTAATCCCATTAGCAATTCCAATCCTATGATTCCTGATTTGTTACAAGCCGGAAGTTTGATCGGTTTAGATACGATTGGACAGACGCTCAAGAACGCGAATTTGCAGTTGAGATCGGACCCCGTTATTGTCAAACAAAATGTGGGACCTTGGAATAATAGCACATACGAAGCCGATCTTGGACGCGTTCCTTTGGAGCTTGGATGCGCTTGTTAGAGATTTGCGCAGCAAATCGACCGTTTAAAGATTTGCGCAGCAAATCGACCGTTTAAAGATTTGCGCAGCAAATCGACTGTAAAAACAAATCTTGGAGTATAATAAGTACATTTCAATTGTAATTATTAAACATGGCGTCAAGCATCAAAATACATGAATGGAAAAACGGGTTTCGTCTTATTTATGAAACCCCAAAAAATAACGCGAACGTTAGTAGTGTTTATACAATATGCGATATTGGGTCGGTTCACGAATCGAATGATATTCGAGGGGGTGCGCATTTCATAGAACATATGTGTTTCAAAGGAACGAAAAAGGTCCCAAAAACGGAAGATGTATACGTTAAATATGATGACATCGGGGCTTACATAAACGCGTTTACAAATAAGCGCCATACTTCATTTCGACTTAGGGTTCATGATAAATACGTGCACAACTGCATTCATCTTATGTCTGATATGTTGATGAATTCCACGTTCAACAAGACAGAATTTCAGAAAGAGGAAAAAGTGGTTGTCGAAGAATCGATGCGATTAAAGGATGACGCGCCGACCATTTTGGAGGATTTGAAGGAATCGGTGATTTACAAAAATAGTTCTTACGAACATGCAATCGATATTTCATCCTATCATAAAAACCCCTTTGATCGTGGAAAAATTATGGATCTATACCACGCTTTTTATCGCCCGGATAAAATGATATTATCTGTAATAACAAATGTTCCTTTTTCCGAGGTGGTAAAAATGGTGGATTCCTCGTTTTACGCCAAACTTCATAAATCAAATCCTAGACTTGATGCCGTCCTCTTGAATAACACGATAAAATATAGCGATATTGTCCAAACACAACCTACATATCATATGGCAAAACACTCAAATATTTCCACCATTCACATGGATATATCTTTTCGGACTTGCAATTATTACTCCGATGACAAATATGTATTGGATTTGTTGAAACATATTTTGAGTGGTTCATTTGGATCTAGATTATCTATGTTATTGCGCGATAAAAATGGATTGACATATGTTTCGACCGTTGCCACGACCTACTATGAACACGCCGGGGATTTTTCTGTATACGCTCAACTGACACCTTCCAAGATTATGAAAAATGGCAAAAAGCCCGGAGTATTGCCTCTCATTATCGGATTATTGAATGATTTAGTAAAACACGGAGTTTCCGAAAAAGAGCTAAAAACTGCAAAACTCAATATAACTGGAAAAATGTTACTCGTATTGGAGCACTCGGATTCACAGTCTTTACATAACGGAATCGAATATTTGATGAAACGAGATATTTCTAAGATTACGCCCTTGGATAAAGTTTGCGAGAAACATGTAAATTCTATTTCAGCGTCTCAAATTAACACTGCGATTCGGAAATATTTGAAACCTTCTACGATGAATGTCTTTATTATCGGAAACGAATTACCCGACGAGGGTTCTGTAAAAAACTGCTGTTCTGAATTCAGGTGTTGTTAGTAAACTAAAAATATATCAGTTAATTTCATCTTGTAAAGATGAAATTATTGGTGAATCACATATTAGTAATATCAAGTCTATTATTTTTTGCAATACCATATTTGGTTTATAGAGATAGGGAATTAAGTTTGGATTTGAAAGAAATGGTATTCATGGTTTTATTTTTTGTACAAGCCGTGCTATCAATGTTATTCTGGTCGAATCCGATCGATGGATCACTCGTTCATAAAATGGACGGTCGATTAGCGAAAACAATAGGAATCTTGGCGATAATATATGTCTTATCTTGGAAAAAATTAGAGGTGGTTGAATTTGCGTTTGGTATGTTCGGAGTTATCGTTTTTGCGGCATTGAGTCATATTAGTTCCTCGAAATCTTGGTGTTCAACGAATCACGTAATTTATCATTTATTTTTTCATTTTTTGGCGTCATTGATGTTGGGATTTACTATGATTATTTAGAAGATTATTGTGAAAAAAATGTAATGTTATAATATATAACATGTCGACGGTTTTAACAGGTACTAAACCAAATGCGGAAACTTCAATTGAAGGAAATTTATTAGTTATCCGAGAAGGTTTATTTGGGAAATTCTGTATTTTATTTGAAAATAATTTTATTAAAAATAATCAAATAAAATTTCCGAAAAGTATAGAGGACGTTATTTCAAGTTTTATTATAGCCAATGAAGAATTTGTATTTAATGTGATTGAAACTACTCAGAACGGGCAAGTTTTGATTTTTTTTGAACTATATCGTGGTGTATTGGAGAAAACACCTGGAGTGGTTTTCACCGAAAAAATCAAAGAAACAATAAGTGATAAAGGTGGATCAGTTTTAGGACCTATAGTTCCAGCTTTAATGGTGGGAGGAAGAATAAAAACAAATATAAGAAGAACAAGAAACGTAAGAAATGAGAAAAAAAGAAGAAGGTTAAACGTCACTTCAAATAGAAAATCGAAAGGCGGCGAGGAACCTTCGTATTTAACTTTAGATTCAGAAAATTTTAGATTAGCTTGTCTTGTTGCATGTGCATTGTCGTGTTGGGTCTATATGCTCGAAGCAAAAGCCCCCCCCGCCGCGATTATTATGGCTTTCATTGGGGCTTACGGCAATTGGCGAGCCAAACTAAAACCTCAATGTGAGGTCCAATACTAAGCTCAACGTTTACAACCTTATAATTATCCCCATCTCATGTTTGCGTAGAAACGGCTCTCTTTCGCGCCTTTTTTTCCAAGAATTTCCGATGCACGTATAACGCCGAATGAAAGATATGAAATGCCTCCTTGTGTAGCTCCTGTGCCAAATAATTCGTAGGGCAATCCACTAGATCACGGCAAGTCCGAATCGCCAACAATATGCGTTCTACCGCGTCAGTTTTACGGTAGGCGCGGTACGACATCTTCGGTTTGGTTTTATTCCAAATATAGTCGATACAGTCACCATACGTCTTGGACCTAGAAGTATTCGAATATGTGTTGTATATTTTTTTATTGATTCGATCGACTGCCGCATAAACGCAGTTTTTCAAAATGCCATTCAACCAAGGCATCGTCATTTGTCTTAAACGTGCCTCAATATCGGGGAACCCGGCTTCCAATACCAAGAACCGGGTTTTCGGGAGCATATATTCGCGTACAAGATATTCTAGTTCATTTGGAAGCGCGTTTATTCTTCTCAAATCGAATCGTTCTCTTAGAATATTTGATCGGCGAATTACACGCATGGCTTCCATCTGCCGTAAGCATTCCCATCTGAAATCTCTAAATAGACATTGCGAATATGAAAGAGCATCATCGATCCAGTGAATAATATGCGCGTCGTCGGTTTCATTTGCCTTTTCTTTCGAAATATTAGGCAAAATTCTCACTAGTCCGCGTTTGACGTCATCATCAGATATAGTAATGTTGTTCAAATAGTTGTTTTTAATGGTGTCGAATGCGTCTCGTCTAGTAGAACCAATGGGCAAAAGAGTATGCAACCTTGACTTTGGTGTTAGTAACCTCTTCTCTAAATGCTTTAAAATTATGGCATCCTCACTAGACACCGAACCATTTTCGTTTATCATTATACAGTAATTATGTTTATTTATTACTATTGTTATCCGCAAGCGGCATCAATTTTCTCTGCGTATATAAACAATGGACAAATTGGATATTTTAGCATATGTAATGATCGGGTTCATTTTGGTAATATCCGCCTATATGTATTTTGATTCCGATGCATTTCAATTAAAATGTATTGTGTCGACGGTGGATGGTAACAAATATTGTGTACGAGACCGCGCGAAACTCCAAGATGCGGCGGACCTTTTAGCGAAAATCACCGACAAATCGAAAAAACTGGTGGAATATATGGGCGAAAAATATCCGAATCAAGATAACGTCCAGCGCTTGACGAAAGGATTCCATCCCCAAAAAGTAATGGAGACGCTACCGACGAGTGAATATACGGCATATAGCGAGAACAAGGGAGAGAAAATCGCGTTCTGTCTGAACAAGAAGCGCAAGGGCGAAGACCAGATGATTGATGAACATACGTTGATGTTTGTTGCCATACACGAACTATCGCACGTGGCGACGAAATCGATTGGTCACAAAACGGAGTTCTGGGATAACTTCAAGTTCCTCTTGGAAAATGCCAAAGAAGCCGGCATTCATGATCCCCAGGATTACAAAGAAACTCCGACCGAGTATTGCGGTATGAAAATCAACGACAGTCCTTATTATGATGTTTAGAATACTACAAATGGATTGCAGTAAAAACGCGGCGCATTATTTGACAGCATTATATATACTATCAAATTATGGAAAAGGGTGCGCAACTAAAAGACATATATAAAACACATATTTTGAACGCTTCTGGTAAAATCGAGCACGTATATGTATTTTGCAATAAATATAAAAAATCGTCTGATATGCAGGAATTATTTAGCGATCTAGAACTCGCTCTATTTGAAAGTAATAAAACCCAGATCACGTTTTCGAACCAATTTATTTATTTGGACGATACCATCCATTCTATAAAGCAAAAAATTATGTTTGAACTAGGGTCGACTGTTGCCTTGGAAGAGATGTACATGTTTGGGTTTTTCTCAACTATATTGGATATTCCTCTGATATTCCAAGATGCAACGTCGGCATTAAACGCATCTGAATTAACACAACTACAGTTCAAGCAACTCATGTTAAATTTGAATATAACGCCAGGTAATCTTGACAACCTGGATATGACAAAGGATTCATACACGTATGAGGACTTTTTGAAGTTACAGCAGGGAAACACTTGTGTCTTGGCAAAGCCTCTCGGGATAAAATTCCAAGATCGTTATAATTATATGTTTTCGGCAAACCCGTTTCACGCAAAATACTCCGTTTTCCAAGAATCCCCGGATAACCAGATGTTGCTTTTTGAAAATACCTTGTTGTTGAATTACGGATCACTCGATTCGAATAATATATATGTTTCTTTTGCTGAAAGTGCATTTGAACACGCCGATCAAACGGGATTAGAATCCGAACAAATGAGTAGACTCTATTTCCCTTTATTGTACAAAAATGGAATAGTAGAACTTGATTCGCTGGTTCGGAGTTCCAAGAAGACAGTGGGACAGAATACCCTTCAATATTATGAATCCATCGACATATTTCATGAAATTTATTGGCGGCGTAAAATAGAACAGCCCTATATAAGACGTGGGATAACGAAATATTCCTTCGTTTTGAATCCGTCGTCTAATTATCTGTTTCCGCTAGATGTGATATTTAAAACAATACATGCTACGAAATCCACACCGTTTATAAAATATAATCCCGGAAAACGTCGCGAAAATATGTATCGCCTTTATTCCGAATATATTTCACAGAACGGGAAAAAAATACCCGTGTTATCGGAATCCGTAGTAAAACGACTTATTCGAGATATGGGAAAATCGCATCAAATATCGCTTTATTTGCAGCACGAATCGAAAAACGAGGTTTTCATATCGTTTGATACCAATGCGAAAATGCGCGTAAACGGAGACTTATTGGAACCAATGCTTCCGGAGGATTTTACGAAATTTATTACAGCAGCCGTGAATCCGGTAATACAGCTCATGAACAATGTTTTACAATCCTCGGGATATAGTCTTGGGCTATTGACGTCAATGAATAGTGACTTGATTCAAGATTCAAGTTATAAATACGTTGCGGTTCTTCCTATTCAAAAAAAGGTGGACCTTGGAAAACAGCGAGGATCTATTGGGAACGTATTTGATGTATTCGATTCTGATGTTGTCTCTGGTGCCAATATGCGATTTAAACGCGTGGAAAATTTCAAAGAGATGGACGCCCAATCAGCACTTATTACAAAAATGTATCAGTCCGCAAACGACGATCGTGATATATTAACCACGTTAATGACGAATTATCGCATGTCAGAAGAAGACGCAATCGATCGTTTGGTGAATTATCGAAGTGAACATCAAGAACTCGCGGGAAAGGTAATCGAAAACCCAGGGTTTCCTGCGATTTTTCGAATGGAATCGATGACGAATAATCTAGTAGCGGAAATTGATGAGATCAATCATTTGTCACATATTGATTCTTTGCATATTTACATAGACACGATATTAAGAATTTCCCAAGACAAATCAAGTACTTCTTTTTCGGTTGATGAAATAGATTCATTTTGCGCAAGGGAATCAAAGCCTGCACCTTTGGCAGAGGATAATGTGATTTCAGCGAGCACTGAAATTCCCACGGCGGAAGTTTATAAGATTCAACCGTTGAAATTCGGAAAAGAAGAAGAACAACTCGATGATGATGACGATGAAGGCGGTATTTATTTTGGTGACTATGATGAAGAAGCAAGCCAGATTGACGACGAAGAAGATATAAGCGAAGCTGAGGATCAAGAAGGAGGTAAAGGTAGCAAAGATGAAGAAGAAGACGAAGAAGCAAACGGAGTGGATGACAATTATGCCATCAATATCGACGGAATGTCTTTGAAAAAGCCCAACCCGTTCCAAAAAGCCAAGGACCAACGTGACCCGAAATTATTTTTGACAGAATCCCAAGGTAAATATCATTTATATTCTCGCGCATGTCCATCAAGTGATCGCCGACAACCGGTGATTTTAACGGAAGAGGAAAAAAACCGCATTGACGAGACTAATCCGGGATCTTATGACCACGCCATCAAGTATGGATCTGATCCTAAGAAACCGTTTTATTACATTTGTCCCAGATATTGGTGCTTAAAAACGAATACTCCTCTCACCGATGAACAAGCGAAATCGGGTGTATGTGGAGATATTATTCCGCAGAACGCCAAGGTTGTCCCTAAGGGCGCATATGTCTATGAATTCGCGAATAAAACCGAGCATTTTGACAAAAACGGGAAATATATTCAACATCACCCCGGGTTCTTAAAACAAGATCGCCACCCTGACGGATTATGTATACCCTGTTGTTTTGGAAAAGACTGGAATTCGGCTCAGTTGAAGAAAATGCGCAATCAGTGTGCGCAAAATGACGCGGCTGAAAAAGCGGAAGCTGAGACTCCCGCCGCCGAAGGAAAAAAGGGGTCGAATTATATTATCAAAGCCGTAAGTTATCCATTGCCGCAAAATAGATGGGGTTTCTTACCCATCGCCATGCAGTTATTCTTGGGAATGGAAGCGGATAAGCTCGTGGTTTCCCATAATGCCGCGCTGATTCGACCCGACGAAAAGATTTTACTGCGATATGGTGTAGAACAATCCGAACGTCAGTCGTTCATAGGATGCATGGCTTATTTTTACGCATACAAACATGGGTTATCGAAAACCCCGTCCATCCAAGAAATGCGCGAGATTTTGGCAAAGGCAATAACTCTCGATTTGTTTTTGAAATACCACAACGGTTCTCTTCCTGCAATATTCAGACCCAAATCTTTCAATCAAGACGGAATCGACGTCGATAAATACCTGGACTCTTCAGTATTTGCCAAGAGTCTTAATATTAAAGATGAATCCCAGTTGGATTTTTTGGAGGAAACCATTGCGTCTTATGAGAATTTTTTAATGTTTTTACGAGACGACGCTTCTATATTGGATCATACTTATCTTTGGGATATCGTTATTGATCCTAATCCCAATATTATGCGCGATGGGTTTAATTTGGTAATCATGGAAATTCCCGATAATGATATCACAAATAACGTGCATATGATTTGCCCTACGAATTCATATTCTTCGTCTAATTTTATTTCCAATAAGGAAACTATTATTCTGATTAAACAGTCGTCTTGTTACGAACCGATGCATTTATACGAAGAAAAACAGGGCGGCGAGATTATTGTGAAAAAGGCGTTTATGGAGAATAAATCGATTGCGAATATAAAAACGATGTTGAAGCTCATTCAGAATTCTAGCAAAAAACACTGCGCTCCAATTCCAAGCATGCCTCGTATTTATAAGTTTAAACAGGCTTCTCCTGCGATTGATGTTATTCGAATTTTGAAAGCGCATAATTATATAGTAATCGGTCAAGTTATGAACTATAATAATAAAATAATAGGATTGCGCGTTAACACTCAAGTAGAACAAGCGGGTGTATTTTTGCCATGTTTCCCCTCGGGAATCATTGATGGAATTCCCCTTTTTTATATGGACGATCCCACGATATGGTTGGACTACGTTTCGACACGCGATCGATTAATTGGTATTCATAACGAAACCGCGGGAAAGATTACGTGTTATCCTAAGATTAAAATGATGGAAGATAAGTTGATAGTGGGAATCTTAACAGAGACCAATCAGTTTATTCAAATCGACCCTCCTGTTGCGAACGATTTCCAAGATGAACTCACCACAACACATCATCTAAATTACCCTATTATTTCAAAAAAAGGAATAGACAAGACTATGGCGACTTCAAAAATACAGGACACTGAGCGCATGGACGCAATGCGAAAAATTTCGCTAGAAAGCCAATTTTATACGGTTTTCAGAAATTCGGTTAGACTCGCATTTAATGATTATGCAAATTCATCAAAGCGAAAACAGATATCGGATTTGCTTGATGCGGGATCTGCCTTTTATAGGGACAAACTTTCCAAGATAACGTCGATTTTAAGGGATTTAATGTCGCAAACGACCGCATTTCAGATATTTGATACCGAAGCGTTGAATAATTTTGAAGAAATACTCACCTGTAATCAAACCGAGGAAGGGGGGAAATGTAAACCATATTGTTTAACAACTGAATCGGGCGGATGTAAACCTCTCTTTCCAAAGACGAATCTAATGAGCGGTGCTGATAATGAAAAAACGTACTATGTTCGAGTCGCGGACGAACTAATTAGATATCGCCGTATAAGGATTTTCATGTTGAATCCAAAGACTTATTTGAATATATCGAGCGCGGAATATAAAATATTACCAAATGAGTTATTCATGCTGGAGGGTCTTTTAATGAATTATTTTGTAGGATTGGTTCCTTATAGCATGAACAACCGAGTAGCCAATATTCATTATGATAATGCGAAACCCGAATTATCTGTAAAATATTCCAACGAGATTTCAACAAAAGCTCAGCACGAATTAATTGACATAGCCGCGCCCGATTCAAACCGTCTTGACGAATATATCTTGGATTGTATTAAAGAAACGCGAACAATAATCGGAAATGATAAGATGGGGTCTTGGAAAATCGTGTTTCCCGTTTCTGCGAAAGAAATTATATTCGGGGAATCGATTGTTTGTAGTTATATCCCCATGATTTATATATTACAACGTGTTTTAAATACGAAAGCGATTACTGTGCAAAACGTAAAAACCACGCTTTGGAATGGTTATAATCAGTTAATGGTGGAATATCGCGATAAAATGATTTCGTTACTGCGACGCCAAGGCAAGCGCGAGCTTATGGACTTGATAACGACAAACAAATCCACATTTGAACACGTTGTATTTAGCGATGCATATTATATTACTGATTTGGACTGGTGGGTTATGGCACGTGTTGCGAATTTGCCGGTGGTTTTGTTCTCGTCCACGACGTTGAAATACTTGGTTCATAATGTCGAGTGGCTCAAGTTGAACGCGAATGTAGCGAACGAATCGTCCCACAAGAAATATTATTTCGTGAGATCGCCACTGAATGTGGGCGTCAATTCGCCGCCGGGTTATAATGTGGTGTCAACACCTTATTCGTTTTCGGAATTACGTAGCGATTTATTTTTACAAGCCGAGCGCGGGGATCCTAGGTTTTCGGACAACATACAATCGCTTACGCAATATTTATCGAGTTATCATGCTATTCAGCGACACAGACCATAGGTTGAAAATTGAAATTCCGCGGACTATTGGATAACAATGACATCAATAAACTATGGACATTGAAGACATAGTACATCCCCTTAAAAAACACCAGCATTCAGACCAAGAAATCTTGGAACTAGTCGAGGAATTCTCCAAGACGATCGGAAACCCTAATCAAAACCCCTCGACAAAAGAGTTCGATGACACCTTGAAAATCCTTTCTCGAAAGTATCGGGTTCATGCGTCCAAGTCTCAGATGCGAAACGTTTATGAAAAGCATTTCAAAAACGTTCTACCAATTAATGACAATACCAAGCGATATTTGGTAAAGCGCGTGATGCGTTCGGAATCGGGTGTATTAGTTGTTACTTTGGTAACCAAGCCCGGTGATAATATTAAATTCTCTTGTCCAGAAAAGTGCGCGTATTGTCCTACGGAAACTGACGTTCTTGGAAATCCGACGCAACCCAAGTCGTATATTTCGACAGAACCTGCGATGCGCCGGGCTTCCAGGCACGATTTTGATATTGGAGAACAAATTCGCGATCGCATTCGCTCTTATATTCATACGGGGAATTTGAAGCAGGATTTACAAAAGAAAAAGATCGAAGTGATTTTATCTGGCGGGACATGGGATGTCATGCCGAAAGAATATCGAGACCAGGTTATCAATGAAATATATTATGCGTTTAATAATCTTGACCCTGAACAAAAGACACACTCTGAGGATCGTGTTATGTTATCGATCCGGGAAGAAAAACACATGAATCAAACCGCGGTTTTTGGAGTCATCGGTCTGACAATCGAAACCCGCCCCGATTATGTTACGAAAAAGTCTTTGCGGGAATATTTGGAGTACGGCGTCACCCGAGTTCAACTCGGTGGTCAGAGCATACATGATGATATTTTGGCGAAAATAAAACGTGGATGTACAAATAAAAACATGATCCAAGCGATCCGGTTATTAAAGGGCGTAGGTATGAAAGTAGTAACTCATTGGATGCCGGATTTGCCGGGGTCTTCCAAGGAGCGAGATATTGAAATGTTTAATGAATTACTGGAAAATCCGGATTTACAATCCGACGATTGGAAGGTTTATCCTTGCGCGGTAGTGAAATCCGAGGATCCTAGTCTGATTATTAAAAGTGATATTGCAGAATGGTATGAAAATGGGTCATATAAACCATATTCAGAGCATAGCGCGGAAGACTTGATTGATGTTTGTGTCGAATTCAAACGAAAAATGAAGCCTTGGATTCGAATCGAACGTTTGGTTCGCGATATTCCGACGCAATCCATTGAGGCGGGGTATACGAAACTCGTGAATATGCGGCAGATTATCAACGAGAGGTATCCGGGATTATGTAAATGTATTCGGTGTATGGAAATCAAAAACAATTCGCATCTGATGGACCAGGGAAAACTCGTGGTTCGAAAATACGCGGCGTCCAAGGGGACAGAATATCACATTTCGTTTGAAGTCGAACGTCATTTCTGGACGTGGTCCTGGATATGGTTTTGTGTTATGTGGTGGTGGAATAAAGTATTGTTTGGAAAAACAACGCATTACGGTGGCGATATGAAGATGTATTCGGGAGTTTTTGGATTCCTACGTCTTCGAATCGACGAAACTCCAGGTCTTGGAATTATTGAGGAACTAGAAGGATGTGGTCTTATTCGGGAAGTCCATGTTTATGGAATGTCAACCAACGTGGGCGCCAATAACAAGGTTTCATCGCAACATAAAGGCGTTGGTCGCAGACTTGTAAACATAGCAGAAGAAATAGTTAAAAGTCATGGTTTGAATAAGGTTGCAGTGATTGCCGGGGTCGGGGCGCGCGAATATTACGAGAAAAAATGTGGATATTATCTTGGAACAAATTATATGATAAAGAATGTATAAAGACAATTGCGTGAAAAAAGGGGGCTTAGCCCAATTTTCTTTAATTAACTAAACTACAGAACAAACTACTCTACTTTTGTTTTTTATAAATTTTCAGCCGGTCGCTAAGCTCCGCTTGTCGGTCGCTTCGCTTGTCGGTCGCTTCGCTTAACGCCAGATGATCGGGACGTACTCCTCGTAAAGTTCCTTGAGAGCCTCTACATAGTCGAAATCGACGCCCTTGAAATCCGGCGATTCCGCCTCCAATTTGATCGCTTCCATTGTCACACGCAGCTGCTCAAATGCGGTCTGAATAGTTCCTCGTTTCTTCATCTCCGCGTTGAAAGCCTCGACGTTGAGTTGAAGCGCCTGGTTTTGCGCGATGACCTCTGCAAGCTTCTTCTCACGGACCATCATGGACATGGTCATGCTTGCGACATTCGCCGAAGAGTTCTCGTAGAGAAGGTCCAGCTCAGCGTTCTTCTCCTCGAGATACTTCACACTCGCTGCGAGCTGGTGGACGTTCATGTCCGCGGTAGCCGCCGGGATTGGCTTATGGTTGATCTTGAAGGTGACGAAGCGACCGCGCTCAAAGCGGCAAAACTCGAATCCGTCGTAGAATCCATTGCACCAGAACTCGCCCTTGTCCGAAATCGTCTTGCGAATGAGATTCGCAGTCTGGTTATCGTACCAGTAGTCGAAGTGGACGTAGGCAGATCGAATCTGGCGGTCTGCTCCCGGAGGTGACTTGTTGACAAAGTCAACTCGCGAGACGCGCCCGATCTTGAGGTGGTCCTCGAAGAGTTCCGCCAGCTCGTCCTGGTTAGTGTAGCGAACGTCGCCATTGTCCACACCAAGATCGGATGGAAGGACGGGAATGTAGATGCTAGACCAGTCGCCGTTGTCCAACTCGAGTGGATTTGTGGAAGGTGCCTGCTTATTGGCGGCGATAACCTTGATGTGAGACATGGGCTTGCCATTGTCAAAATGGATTCCGCCAGGAATGGTGCGGTCTTGGATGACGATGCCCTCGTTCGAAATGCGCTGAAGCAGATCGTGTGACGCCTTATTTTTAACGATGTCGACAAATGCGGAGCGATAGCTCGCTCCGGACTGGGTCTTCATGGACACGATTTTCACCGAGGAAGAATCGAGATCGAGAACGAGAGCCGCGAAAGACGCGACGTCGTTTGGTGTCTGGAACTCCCTGGGGAGCGACACGAAACGGATAGCCTCGACCATGTGCGTGGCAGAAAGAGCAATCGAAGAAGACATCTTGTTATTGTTGGGGTGTAGATTTCTTTCAATCTGATTGAAAAAAAGCATTTCAATTTTTTGTTGACCGGAATCAAGTTTTTCGATAAAAATATAGAATTCGATATTTTTATAATAATTTTTTTATTGGTGAAAATTAAACTGTCTACGCAGTAGCAGGGAACCTACGGTTCTAAGAGAAGCCGCGCTTCTCGGATTGCGACTCCTCCCTTTTATATTTATAAAATTCTGTTAGCTTTTCGGAAGAGATAATTTTTAGTTTAATTCTTGAAAACGCCAAGAATTAAAATCGAGCAACCTACCGTTTTGAACTACTACACAGTTGCTTCACCTTCGGTCGATGATTTAGACGCTCGTGCACGCTTAGGCACTGAAGTGCGCTTTCTGATAGGCTTGGAATACTCAACGCGTGTGAATCCCTCGTCTCCTTCCTTCGGAAGGGTAGCCGAATACTCTTGATCGCGCGTCTTGTAAGGACGAGATGACGAAGCGGGCTGGGTCGAAAGAGAAAGCTTGCGTGTCTCGCACATAATGGCTCCGCCCTTGACTCCAGTAATATCACCCGCGTTAAACTCGTGCTTATCGCTTTCCGATTTTACCAGATTGAAATCGACGTACTCGCCCTGCACAAGGTACTTGTATTGAGAATTAACTACCCGGAGCGCGCTATAGTGAACGAATACGTCCTTCCCGCGAAACTCACCCTCGTCCAAAACAGTAATAAATCCGAAACCGGACTTGTTATTAAACCACTTCACCATTCCAGTAAGACGCTCGGATGTAACAGCCTCAGTTTGACTCATTTCAGATTCAACTATGTATTATCATGTAAATATTTTTTATATTGTTTCGCAAAATTTATATATTGCATCTGTATAGACAAAATGGATTTAGGAATGTCCAATCGCAAATTCGCTTCTGTAATGTTTTTATTATTAACTATAATTGTATCATTGGCTCTAAGCGGGTTGACCTTTTTTATAAATGACAAAAAGGGTTCCATAACAAATTTTCCGGAGGGATTTTCGGAATATGGATCAGACGGCGTTGGTCTGAAAAATGCTTCTCTGGTAAACAGTTCGATAAGCAAAGCAGGTGGACCAGTTTCGACAAATTCGACCATCGGCAAACTCGGCGATCCTATTATAGCAAAGCCCTTGATTAATTCATCTAATTCCGAGATGTTAACAAGCGCTTCATCTGGATTACAATATGGAAATATCGCCAAACCAATTCCGGTTATTGTCGCGTCCAGCGGTTCGAAATCGGGCAACCTCGCGGCGCCTTCATCCAAGTCACAGCAGCCGTCCATTTTTGATAGAATCTTTGATTTCATTGGACCCAATAAACCCGAGGCATTTTCGTTAAGATATTAAGTTCTCATACGGAGGTCTTTCGTAAAAACCAATACCATAAACCTTTTCTAGAAATGAGAGAAACGATTCGTCGCGATTTTTATAATTCGAATTAAGATTATCCCAAGATTTTTGTCTAGCTCTCTCCTTGTTTTTATAATGAAAAATATGATTCTCTTCATATTCTTCATTAGTGTCATCACCGTCGACAGAAGGAACTTGCGAATACCGGATATCTTTATCGTCTGGTAAATTTTCCCAAGGTAAACAACCACCTAAAATTAAAAATAAATAAATATAAGCGCACGATATTACGTCATCCCGTCTAGACGCATTTATTCCTTTATGTAAATAAATACTCATATATTTAGGAGTTCCAAGAATGCCCGTATTTCCCGCGGTTTCCGGAAAATGAATCTTGGAACCATCAATGAAAACGGCGGCTAGTCCGAAATCCACCAAGAATAAATCTCCGTGTTTGATCATAAAGTTTTGAGGTTTTATGTCGCGATGAATAATGTGGGAATCATGGATGCTTTTCAAAATATGCACCATTTTGATTATAATAGTTTTTGTGCACATGGGGTCAATTGGGGGTTCCGACTTGGCATAATCATATAATGTCATATCGTAATGCGTCATTATGAGACACGGATGCGACTCATAAATTCCATACCAAAACACAAAAGGAATTTTTCTACATCCGGAATGATACAGATAGTTTAGTATAGAAGTCTCGTTTTTCAACAATTTAACGGGAGAATTGGACAATTCTATTTTGACGGCAACAGTTTCTTCCGTTTTTTTATATTGACCCGAATAAACCTTCCCGAATTTACCTTTACCTATCAGCGATTTTATAACATATTTATTTGATATCATATTATGATGATGTCCATTTAACTATTTAATTTCTTTTCTTTTGTAAAAATATGTCTGTGAAATATAACTAAATATGAAAAATCACATCTTATTTTGGGGGACCTTTATTTTATTAGCACTCGTAGTGTGTATAATTATATTTAAAAGCGGGTGGTCGAAATACATTGAATCTATGCGTGTTATTCCTCAACCGGAGGTGCATGTACAACAAGAATATACACCCCCTCCGGGATCAGTGATTACAAATAATACAGACGCCGATGGATTGAATGAGGCGGTGGATAAATTAATTGGTCAATATTTTGATAAAAATCAGATACCTTATACGAATACTATTGCGATTTATTATAAATATTTTGTTAACGTTGGAAACTTAGATGACGTATTAAAGAAAAAACTCAGGGACATATGTTATTATATAGTCGAAGTGGTGATACCAAATATCCCCTCTCTCGATAATCCCGAACCAAAAGTTCAATGGACTCGATTAGAATGGTTGGCTGACAATTGGAACGCTTATAATCATTCATTTAATTTGGATGCCCTTTCCAATTTTAATTTGTTGACAAATCTCCGGGGGAAATATGGAGGAACTTCGGGAAATTCAGGGAGAATGGGCAGTTCTGGATCCGGAATCAATGAATCGGGAAAAGAGGGATCTGATTCTTCGAGTTCATCTGCGTTAACTCCTATTTCGGGCGAGACCTCTCCCAATAATAATAATGCAAATAAATCCGGAAACGGATCGCCTACCTGTAATATGGCTTGCCCAACTGCCTGTGAAATTAGCGGAAGTGGGTCGTCAACTTCCGGTTCAAGTAAATCTTCCGCTTTGGCTAGGGCGGCGTCTTCAGCTACCCCTTCCAATTGGATGAATAACAAAGAAAAGGGATTCGATTATAATAGTAGAGGAAAAAATGGATCAACGGGTTCTAATGGATTACCAGGGACATCCGCTTCGGGAAAAATTCTGAACGGCGGGTCGAATGGAAATAATATAGTATATGAGGTCATTATAACCGACGTTCCGAATAAATTTCCCGATTCCCAACAATTAAACACTTATGTTAGAACAAAAATAATCGATGAGTGGTTCGATACAACTGAAAATGCGGAGAGACCTCTTCCTTCTAAATACGCAATAAGCATGTTTGATCTATATACGAGCGGAAAAACGCCGATGGATAGAAACCACAAAAATAAATTGCGTGATTTAGTGTATTACTATATGGAAAATATTATACCAGGACTTCCTAGTAAAGATAAACCAGTTTCCTACGTTGAATGGAGACCCCTCCGGTTTTTGTCCAACTCTGATCTATAATTTCTTGGTTACTTATATATGAAATTATTACGACACATAGATGAAGTTCTCGATCATCATAAGGTAAATATATACATTTGGTTATTCGCAATACCTTATGTATTATATTTTATCGCATTTTTCGGAATTTGGTATGTAAATCCTAGTTATATTCAAATAATAAGCGTAATTATGCAGTTATACATTTCCATTTTCTTAATGATTCGATTCAATCCTTTTATAAAACACGAATTTCGACAATATGACGATCGATTGATATTCGCGAGCGCATTTTTGCTATTAACAAACGTCGGGGTTACATCCTTTTTTATGGAATATGTAGTGAACCCCATATCTAATGTTGTTCGAAAATAATATGAAAATATAACATTAAATAAATCAGTGATAATAATATGGATAAAGAAAGTATAAAAAAAATAATCTTGGAAGTGAAGGCGGATCCTTTGCTGAAATCAAGTCTTGATATAGAACGACTCTTGAAAACGGTTGAAAATATAGATACCGATTATTTAGGAAACCGTTCTTTATCCGACATTTCACTTGAAATCGTTCAAAGTTTGGAGGGCATTCGTTTATCAAAAGATTCAATTCCAGAATATTGTGATAAATTGAAAGAATACCGCGCAATTGATAAATTGTTTCAACTGCATAAAGGAAAGCATGTTCGATGGATACGCATTCCGTCTCGACTTTTGGATTCCCATGTGGGATATAATCAGGAAAAAATAAAGACGGTAACTTTTCATCGACATGAATTACCGAGCCCCATTCTAACAAATGGAGGTATAGTGGTAGACATAAAGTTCACGAATTCCGGGACTCAGATTCTCTGTAAAAATAAAAACCGGTTTATTCAATATAAATTCGACGATTGTATCACTTTTCAAAAGCTTACCGAAGACGAGCAGTTATTATTAAGCTGTTACGATATAGCCAATTCGTCAACCTAATATTATTTTATTTTACGAGTAGCATTTGTCTTATGTTTTTTAGATCCAACTCTTCTTGTTGTTCTTCTAATTGTCATGGAAAAGAATTCCTTCACCAAATGCATTAATCTTTTTGAAATAGCAATGTCAACGTCGTGTACAAATTTGGTTTTTTTTTTATTTGATAAATTCCGATGGAACCATTCTTCTATGTCAATCTTTTTGTTGTCGATTATTCCAAGAGTCCGAAATCTTTCGATCATTTCGTCTATGGACAACGAATGGCAATAAGCAATAGGTTGAACGTAATACACCTGCTCTACATTCATTCTTGGAAAAAAAGTATTATCCAAAAAAAAAATTTCTGAATGTCTTGGTAAAAGACTGCATTTGATAAAATCCGCGTGAGTTTTATCGAAAGTGGTTCGCCTCGGATCAATTATGCAATTGTTTATTTTAAGAGCGCAAATTGGAGGCTCGAATAACCCCTCCAATCCTCGAGTAGACTCCAAATATTTAATTATTAGATTAACCCAGGGTGGATAACATTGATTATTTGTGTAAATATAAACGCCTCCACATTTTCCTGATAGTTTTTTATAGAATAGGAACTCCAAGATTGTCGTAATTCCATAACGTAAAAATTCTGGGTAAATATCCATCAACGCGTTGAATTGAGTCTGATGCTCCTTAAAATATACGACGTCTTGATCTTTCAAAGAAAGAAGCCAACTCCACAAAATGTATAAATCACCAAATGACCCCAGGGTTTCGTCCAAATCAAATATAAAATGTTTATTATGTTTAATAGTTTTTTGTTTTCCAAACGAATTGGCATGTAAGACTACCCCGATCGTTTTGGCTATCTCTTCAATATTTGGATTCATAATTATATCTTGAACATATATTTCCAAGATATAATGAAAAACGGAAAAAATATTACTAGGATTATCCAGTGGACCCAAATCCGCCGGCGCCACGAGTTGTTTCTTCGAAGTTATTTTGGTCGACGATTTGCACTAAAAAAGGTTCCAAATTCGGAGCGCAAATCTGCAAGAGACGATCATGACGGTTAGCTGTCCAATGTCCGTGTGTCCAGTGTCCATGTGTCCAGTTTCCGGGAGTTAACATTCTAAATGCTCCGAAGATATTTCCTCGATATCCGCTGTCTATAATTCCCACTTGATTTGCTAGCATCAACGGGGTATTCGAAATGCTAGACCTCGGATATAG